GTTTGCTTTAAAGTCGTTAATACTAGCCATGTCTTATCCCCCTACCTCGCTAAACGATACACCAGTTCGTACCGCGATGAAGTTTAATGAAATAAAGTTGATAGAACGAGCAGGTTTGATGTAAATATCTCCAACAAACTCATTACGGTCAATAACTTCACCAGTGTTATTTGTTGCATCACATTTTACTGAGAAATCAGTAATACCTCTACGACCTTGTACATCACGTAAGAAAGGTTCTACTTGATTTCTAAATTGCGCCCTTGTAAATTCATCGTTGAATTCAAAGAGTTGATATTTAGCTGCGGTTGCAATTGCTTTTTCAAGAACCAAGAATAATCGTCTGACGTTAATACGGTCAAATGCACTTGGTTTTGTTTGAGCAGTTTTGTCACCGAACAGAACTACACCTTGGCCTGGGAAATTGACCACTGGATTAATTCTAGCTTTATAAAGTATGTCTCTATCCGCTTTCTGTGGGTTGTAAGAAAGTTTAATTGCACCTCTTATATTACCACGACTGTAACCAGCAGGAGAGAACCACGGATCAGCAACTGTATCTGTGTGAGCACAAAGACCAGCAGTATCACCATTTAGTGGCACATACCGATAAACATCATTGTACTTGTCATACATGTATTTGTATCCACTATCGAATACCATGTAAGATGATGATGGACATGTATCAAAACCGTCTTTAACATTCTTGGTCATGGTTACATTACTTGTTCCACCAACTGTTGCAGCCCGATACGGAGAAACAAATCCTACGCAATCTTTACGAGATTCGCAAAGTGCAGTAATCATTGTTACATGTGTATCCATTCCTGTTACGGTATCTGCAACAGCAGAACTTGGCCCACCTAATACTAGGTTGATGTCAAGATTTTCTGTGTCCTCAAACTTATCATATGCAAGTTCAATTTCTCCAGCAGTAACAGAATAATCATCTGTTCCACCTGTTAGTGAATCAACAACAACTTCACTTACTAATGTGTAGTCTGTTCCTGTTGCAACATCTGTACCCCAATTAGTACCTTGAGTGAGATGATCCGTCCAGTAAATAAATTGTGACTTACGGAAAATAACATTTGGATAATAGTTATTATCCCCTTGTGGAGATTTGCCTTTAGTGTTTTTAGACATAGCAGCAAAAACTTCAACAACTGAACTTGTCCGTTGTCCTGCAACATCAACATCATAACCAGTGATATCACCAGTTGTGTCGTATACTGCAACGTGAAGTTCATCTTCCTCACCACGACCATTTGCAGTTGCCCAAGCAGATGTGCCTGGCGCACCATCAAATAAGTCAGAAAATCTCCAACGTCTTGTGATGTATGAGTTGTCAGGAATAATTGTTTGTAGTCCGCCACTAGCTGGATCATCTAACAAACGAAATGTTAGAGTGTTGGATGAGACAGAAGTTACTTCGTATTCTTGGTTTTTAGACTCTATGTTTGCATCTGTTGTAAATGCAAGTACCACATCATCTGCAACTGTGATTGGTTTGTCAAGAATAAGTGCGGTTTGTGAAGTGACTGTTGCAATTTTAACAACCTCACCACCATCAGAAATACCTGCACCGATTACTCGTTGTCCAACTGCGGCAGTACCAGAGTTTGCATCAACCGTAAGGTTTTTAGTTGCAACTGTGATTGCACCGTTAACAACTGCTGTAATAGCGTTGTTTGTTTGGAAACCAATGATGTCACCAACTGAAATTGTAGCATTTGATTTATCTTGGTCATCCACATCAATAGACAAATCACCAACCGCACCAGCACCATTAACTAAGTTAAGTGTACCAAGTGGTTGTGTAAATGCTCTTTTGCCTGGGCAAATGGATACACCAAGTGAGTTACCATGTGTTCCAGCAGTCCTTGCAGCCCACTCACCATGAGAACCTTGTCCTGTGGAAAATGAAGCTTCGTAATGATCATCATCACGAATAAGAATACCTGAGTTTGCACCTGCGTTTAATACTGCTGATTCTGCACGAACTACACGAAGTGCATCAGAGTATTGTAAAAAGTTAGCGGCTGTAAACCAAAACTCAAAGTTATCTCCTTGTGGTTTGCCGAATAATGATACCAGTTGTTCCTCTGAACTAATTGTAGTTACAGAAGAAACCGGCCCTCTTTCAAATGGCCCTGCAATCGCACCAATAGAGGTGGATACTGCTGGGATAACATTTGTAAGGTCTATCTCTCTGACTTGAACGCCAGGGCTTACTAGAAATGCCATGTCTCTTACTCCTTATCTTATAGAGTGTAATTTTATTCTTCGTTTATATTTATAAAAAACCAGTTTCCAAAAAGTCAGTTTTATAAGTGTCGTTACATATAAATAAACTCATGTCAAATAAACATTACGAAAAATATAAAGACACCATTAAAAGGGTAGCTCGTAGAAACTATCGCAAGAGAATTGTTTTACTTAACGAATTTCTTGCAGATAAGTCATGTAAACACTGCGGCGAAAGTGAAACTGTATGTCTAAAATTTTATCCTCACGATTCTGAAATACGAAAGATAACAAAAAGAGTTGGTGTAAATGATGAAAGTCGTAAAGAAATAATTGGACTCATAGACCACTCTTTAATACTATGTTCAAACTGTTGGATAAAAAATGATAATGATTTGATTGAGTTTATTTAGACTTTTACCAATTTGTATCTTTGGTTCTAACTACTGGACTCCAGCGTGTTCCATATTCATCTATTATAGTCGTGTCTAAAGGATCATCTACTCCATTATCTATAAAACCAAATGGAGCCATGTCCTGTTCCAACATATCTTGTTGTTCTGACATCATAGTCTTTCGTATATCCATATCGGTTAGTTCTTTGAAATAGGTCTGATCTGTTGCCCATGCAAATATAAACAAACACGCAACCAAATCATCTGTACATCCATCGTCAGCTTCAAACGATTGACCCTTAACAATAAATGTAGATAGTTCATTGATAATTTGTAAGTCTTGAATAATCAGTTTATCATCTTCAATCATCTGTTTAAGATTAGAACAACCTATTCGTTTCACAGCTTTAGTTGTTCTTACACCCAACTGCGCTCTACCCCCTGAGAACCCCCCACCAAGTACTTGTCCTGCACGCCCTCGCATACTTGCCATTATAAGGTTGTCATACTCCAAGTCATATTGCATAGTCGAGGCGACCTGTTCTCCAATGTCGTTTACCTCAATCAAAACAAATGATTGATTGTATGCTTTTGCAACATCATATATCTTAGCAGGAAACAATAGAGGTTTTATTTCGTTATCACGATATTTTGCAACAATCTTATACGGCATTTGTGACACATCAAATACTAGAAATGCAGAGTAATCGTTTGATGTTCCTCTTGAAACATCAGCCGTCAATACATATGTGTGGTCTTTTAATGGTTTTTCAAACACATCAAGACCAGCATTAGATTGAATTGGTGGATTGTAAGACAATGTTTTTAGTTTTCGTGCTGCAATTAATGTATCAATACTTCCTAAGAACTCACACTCAAACTCTGTGTTGAACTGTTGTTCGCTAGTGTTCTTTATAGTTTCTGCTTTCCACTTTTCATCACGGCCAGGGATTTCACTCCAATGAACTTCTATTGGAACGTAAGTATTTCTTTGGTTCTCTGCATCATTCCACAATTTGTAAAACATATTCATACCATGAGGGGTTGATACTATCATGACTTTTGTAGTTTTACCTGAACTGATTGTAGGATAGACTGAACTAAAGAATTGTTCTGCTACGTTAGAAGGAACGTATGCAAACTCATCAAGGAAAATGATATTATATGAACCACCACGAACCGCAGAGGCAGAAGTAGAACTTGCAAGAATTTTAGAACCATTCTCTAACTCTAAAGAGCCTTTGTTCCAACTCATTACTCCTTGTTGCAACCACTTAGGTAGGTGTTCATATGCGAGTTGTAAGCGTCCTAGCAAGTCTCTGGCAGTCGCAGCTTTGTTAGCGAGTATCGCAACATTGACTGAAGCATTGAATAACACATAGTGTAATAAATATGCTATAATGGTTGTAGATTTACCAGACTGTCTAGGAAGTTTGCAGATAGTAAAACGATTGCTATGAAATGTGCCAACCATCTCTTTTTGAAAGTCATACATCTTAAATGGAACTAAGCCTTCATCCAATGACACAATCATAATATAGTTTTCTATAAAATATTGAGGGTCATTCATGCACTTAGCATACTCTTGGACTTCTTTTTTTGTCCACTCTTGAGATACGTTTGCCCGTTTGAGATTGGGATTACCTAAATAAACGCTATCAGCCATTCTTATAAACTTCCGTGAATTAAAAAGTTACACGCTATACTTATTCTTGTTGTGTTCTTAGTACTTGGTGCAACGCCGTGTTCTAACCAACTTGGAAATAATATAACCTCTCCAGCATCAAACGGTCTTTTACCAACTACATTACTATATGGTTGTTTTAGAAATCTATGAGAATTGTCCATAGCTTCTTGTGTTCTTGGGTCTTTGAGATATAAAGTCGCATCTTCTGTTGGTGTCACATAATATACTGCTGACCAACTAGCTTCTTCGTGGATGTGGGGCATAGTGTATTGACCTTCTCTTGCAATGTTTGCCCAACTATTATACAGACTAATACATGCTTCATCACGATAAAGATTACTTAGAATTTTATTTACACTCTCAATTATATTTTTTCTTAAAGGTTGAAGTGATGGTAATTCTTCAAGTAAAGCTTTATCACTTTGCCAACCACCACCTTGTACTGGATTGAATTGAAATCCCTTTCCTTGTTTTTCTTTTTCTAAGATTTCACTTTTGATTGATTCATTATCTAAGTTTTCTAGTTTATAATTAAAAATTGTGGTTGACCACAATTGTTGTTTCTCAATATTCATAATATAATCCTAATTGTTAATTCAAATGTTATTTCTTTTCTTTCAACATCTTTTGTAGTTCAGCTGTAGAACCAACATACAGTGCATTGTTTACAGTTCTTGGTGCGTGATTTGGCACTTCTTTCAATTTTCTCATCTTCTCTTGCAGCTCCCCAAGTTTTTCTGTAACCTCTGCAACTTGTTTAATACCATTGAGTGCAACTTCGTAAGTTCTTGGGTGTTCCGATTCTTTTGCAAGTTCTAGAATACCATCAATTGCATCTTGACCACGTTCAATCAGATTGTAAAGATTTTCTCTTTGATACTTATAATCATTGTCAACATCTTCGCTAGTAATGTTTGAAGATATTGAACAACCGTCTCTAACATCACCAGTTATTTTTTCAATATAGGTTGACTCAGGAACAATCTTTTCTATAACACCCAAAGTTTTATCAAGTCGTAACGTAGACTCTTTATTCATCTGAACCTGTTACTGGATTATATTCTTTAGCATCTTCAAAGAAAGATGTGGTTTCATTAAATCCAAAATCATCATCTGCATCAGCACTTGTTGGGTTTGGTGTGACGGTAAGTCTTTGTTCTCTCTTAGGCGAATTAACTTCTGAGTCAGTATACTGGTCAACTTGAACAGTCTTGATAACCTTACTAGAAGTAACAGGGCCATACAAGTAAAATTTTGCAGTAAATGAAAGAGTATATATCAATGCTCTACGAGTTGTAAAGTCTCCTTGATAATTATCTTCATACGAAATAGAATTCAATACAATAGGAACATCTCTTTTACTATCCATTGAGACATTATCATTAATTGTCAATGTATAATCTGGTTGAAAGTATGGAAGAATCTGTTCTACAATTTGTAATGCATCATCAGATTGTTTTGCCATAACGTATAGTTCTATTGATAGATTATACGGTACAGGCATATACTGTGCATCTAACTGTTTAGCGTTTGCACCTTTAACTTTTTTAAATCGTTGAACACGATTTAGTTTGCGCCCTGCATCATATTCCAAGTTTTGAATCTCAAATCCAATACGAGGCAAAGTAATCGCAACTTGTTTCGTTAGGTCTGCATCTTCATTCAATCGCACTAAAAACTTTTCTCTTGGGCCATACGCAAGAGGAACTTTCATAGATTGACTTATGTTTCCAGAATTGTCTTTACGAACAAGATTGATATTGTTAAACATTGTTCCAAAAGAAACAATGACCTTTCTTATACTTTCGTGGTAGAACTGCGTACCTAACATTATGTATTACTCCCTACGTCTCCGAATGGATTAGATTCGGTAAAGTCTAGAACTGTCGCACTTTGCGTAGTAAACAGTTCGTTTTGTGCATTTTTGTCTGTCACCATATCTCCTACTATATAGTCTTCCTGTATTATATATGAATTATCGCCTGTATCAGCAGAGTTTTCAATCAACATACTTTCACCGACAGAGGTAGAATCACTTTCACCAAGTATGTTATCACCGTCTGTTTCTTCAAGAAGCAATCCTGCATCATCACCAGTTCCTAATTCAAGTCTTATTTCTTCTGTTACAGCTGAAGATTGTTCCATTGTAAATTGATGAACTAGAGCATCTATTGATAACTCATCTTCAATCGCATCAATGTTTGCAATGCCTGTATCAATAACTTCTGCACTATAATCATACAGACGACACCTTAATTTGTAAACTGGATTGTTGTCCAGTTGATAAAATGGTTCATCGTGGTCTACGAAATTGACTTGAAACATTTTATCAAGCACAGGATGATATACTACATCACCTTCGTTTGGCCGATCTGCAGCTGTTGCAGAGGTGTCTTGTATAATGTAAAAACTAGAATCCCCCGATGCAGTTGACAGAGTAGTAGAACTATCTGATTGATCTATTGTTCCTGCTTCTAATAATATAGAACCACCAGAAGTTGTATCTGTTGCGGTTTCTATTTGCATCTGTCTATCTAGTTCTTGAAATCTTGTTTTGTTTACAACGAAAGTAACTTCGCTTAGATTTT